CGTACAAAGGGTCAATCGCGGTCAGTTCTTTATCGCAGTCCACAACAAGCTGATACCAACCCTCATCAATTTCAATCCATTTGGTGCCAATCATCTTGTCTTTGAGTGCTTCAACTCGAAGCTGTAGTTCATTCATGTGTTGTCCAACGAATATGCAGGCAAACGAACTTCACTCGCTACCCCAATTAGGTTCACCACGACGTGTGTTATGAGAGCTCAGTGTGCCCGCAAATTTATGGTCTGCGAAGTGTCGGTCATCCTTGTCCATCTTGACAATCATGTCTAGCGACTTGTCCTCCGCCCAGTAGTGGAGCTGATGTAGTTTGTTGTAGAGCCACCAGCGGAGATGTAGGCGAATAAACTTTACTGGAAATTTAGTCATCCGAATCTCGAAATCGTTCCTCTGCCCAGCACGAAATCTCGAATAGGTCTTGTGCGTGTTCGTCGACAACGTCATCACTTAAGCTGTCTGGCGACAATGTGTCGGCTAGGCTGCGGCGTGCTTTGTCGCGCCACCAGTCAATTACATAGTCTTGTTGTGTAAACAGGTTATAGTCGGGGATATCCAACGTCGCTTTTCCTTTAGTGAATTAGCCGCGTATTCGTCTAAAAAAACTTTGAATTGATGAAATAGTTAACGCGATGTACAGACCAACTGCTGCCACAGCAAAGCCAATTAAAACTTTGGCTATGCAAATAGCTGTGTTTCGGTCTTTTTCCATCAAGAGTGATTATAATCCCATGGGGAGCAGATGCAACCCTTGTGCCTGGCGTCACACTCACTTGTACCGTGCATCACCCCTATGTAGTGTGTATAAAAGCACCAGATATGAGAGGTATCGCAAATGTCCAATGAAAACCAGTACGACCCCGAAAAACACAACGAGTGGTATTGGAAGCAAAACCACAAAGAACAGTACGGTAACGACAATTCACCCGAGGGCAGCGAGAACGGCAAGCAACACTTTGACTATGCCGAAGTCCAAGAAGTCATGGGAATTGCCCATCGCATCGTTATGAAAAAACAATTTGAAATAGGCGAATATCGAACCATGGACAGCGTGAACGAGTATCAACGCAAGATAGAGCAGTTTGCCATATACCCAGAAAATCAGGCGATTGTCTATCTTGCCCTTGGGCTTGCTTCCGAGGCGGGTGAGGTCGCAGGCAAAATCAAAAAAGTTTTACGGGATGACTCTGGCAGTTTTAGCGATGACGCAAAACTTGCAATACTTGATGAGTTGGGCGATGTAATGTGGTACCTGTCGATGTTGGTCACGGAAATGGGAATTGATATGAGTGATGTGCTGGCAGAGAATTATTACAAGCTTGAATTCCGTCAAAAGCGTGGTTTCTTGCGAGGGAGTGGAGACAATCGATGAAGTCTTTTGATACCCATTGTGTCGTTGTTGACACCAAAGACGACGGCACAGATGTGTGGCAAGCAACATGGGCGCGTGACGGGTTCATTCGCATCTATCGAGGCGACACTGTGAACAATAGAGTCGTTATGCACCACTTGATGAATATCGAATGGGACATTGACAGCAGCGTGGCCATTGCTGAACAGCTACAGATATTCAACGACAGTGCATACGCGCTACTTGAGGCTCTGATTTTTCCACGCGACCCGCAGGTTCAAATTTAATTGTTTTGGGGGCGGTGCCAATAGGGATTGACACCGCCCCAAGTCACGGAGTTCGCCCGAAGTCCGGCGAGAGTCGGAACGCTTCTTGCGTGACAGTTACATCCTAGTAGGTGATGCCCTGATGATAAGGTAGGGGTAGGATATATGTATGGCACACGAGCTTGAAATAGTGGGTGGCAAAGCCAAAATGGCTTATGCAACCGGAGGCGACCGCAAGGCACCTTGGCATCGACTTGGTACGGCAATGGCTGGTTTGCAGACGATGGAGGCAATGCTGCAGGCGGCAAATGCCGACTTCGATGTTGTGCTTACCCGTGTTGCAGCCGTTGACGATGACGGAAATTTGATTCGAAATGCAGACGGAACAGTTCTGATGATTGAAGACAGCAGGGCGACTATTCGCCAGAATCTTGACGGCTCTTTCACGCCACTGGCAACAGTTGGAACGCGGTATGAGGTGCGTCAAAATCGCGAGGTACTTGAGCGAGCGCTTGCAATCGTTGGTGCCTCAAAGGGCGATGCGGTTATGGACACTGTTGGTGTTCTCAAAAACGGAGCCAGATTCTTTGCAACAGTTGAATTGGGTGGCATTGTCGTGGACCCAGCAGGAGTCAATGACAGAATCGCCAGATATTTGGTGGTGAGTTCTGGGCATGACGGTGTATGGCCGATTCGATATGCAAACACGGATATAAGAGCCGTATGCAGCAATACTGTCATTCTTGGATTGCGTCAAGCAGAGCGCGTGTTTATTGCCAGGCACACACGAAATGTTGATTCGACCATTGAAGATGCAAAAAACGTGCTGAAAATTTCCTCGACTTGGGGCGCAGAGTTTGCCGCAGAAGCAGAGCGAATGTTGTCGATTCCTGTACCGATGGGTGGGAAGAAACTCGACAGCGTTATTAATGCAGTGTTCCCCAAAGCCGCAGAGGAAACGGACCGCCAAAGAAAAACACGCGATGGCGTTCATGAAATGATTCGTTCCATATACAGCAACAACCGCAATGGTGCAAAATTTGGTTTCAACGCGTGGTCCGCGTACAACGCTGTTGTCGAATATCTTGATTTCTATCGTTCAGTTGATAGCACATCCAGTGCAATTGCGTCAATGGATGACACTTCGACCGTAACCCAAAAGAAGCTTCTTGCTCATCGCGTGGTGGTATCATAAGTCCATGTCTGAATCTGATGATTATCCAGAATGGGAAGAAGAGGACCTGTCAAACATCGAGTCCGAACCATACAATCAAGAGGATGACGAAGAAAGTAATGGCATGGACGCGCTCCAAAAGAGCTTGTTTGAGAACCGCGTCATTCGTACGTTTGTAAAAAATGCATTTGAGTTTGGCGGCACAGATACATTGCTTGAAGTGTTGACCCAGGTCGAACACAAGATGGGCTGGAGAACCGAAATCATCGCAGATAAAAACGCGCTGGATGATTACATGTTTTATCGGCATCAAACATTCGATGAGCAGATATGGTCACATTATGCAAACTCAGACCAGTATCGAGAGCTAACGCAGAAGGTTGCACTCATGTCCGAGAGAGCAATGAGTGACTTCGTCGAGGCGTATTCATCAAGCGAATCCACTCGTAAGGTTTTTAGAAAAAAGCTACGAGACTTGGCGTGGTTCTTTGTAAAGAAATTTTCCTAAATGCATTGACCTGCTTCGATTCAGCGACTACTATTTGTAGACGCTCAAGGGGGTCACATGACAGAGAAACAATCAGAAGAAGTAAAACAAATTCTTCGTCGGTTGAACTGGGAATTACCAGAACCGCTGGACGTTCCCAAATTCAAAAATGCGGCATGCGTTGGCATGCCCACAGAATGGTGGTTTCCGGATAAAAACCCAAGTGCGCAAATGGTGATGAACACGCGAAAAGCGATAAAAATTTGCTGCTCATGTGCTGAGCGGCAAGAGTGCGCTGACTTTGCGATTGACAATCCAGGCGTTCAGGGAATATGGGGTGGGATGTCCACTAAGCATCGCGTGCGCACGCGCACGGCTATTCAAAAAGCCCATAATGTTCACCATCAGCAAGGGTTCGTGTATTCGGAGGCACGCAAAGCGCTAGAAGCAGGACCGAATGGCCATCTATCAGTCTGAGCCAGTAGCAAAACTTCTTTCTCGTCTCAACAACGTAAAAGAGGTAAACGGCCAGTGGATGGCATCATGCCCGTGTCGGACGGATGACGAAACCCCTTCACTGGCAGTTAAGGTTGGCGACCAGGACGAAGCCCTTGTCTATTGCCATCGGGGACTGTGTGATGCCACCAAGATATTCCAGTCATGTGGGCTTGATTTAATCAAAGACGGCTTTGCAGAGAAGCCCACAAATATCTTCAGCAACACGTGGAAAACCAGCAAGTCGAGTTCAGCGGCTAGTGTCTCATCAGTGTCTGCGAAAAAGCCAAAGAAAAAGCTGACCAAGACTTATGCGTATCACGACGAAGACGGAAACGTTTTATACGAAAAGCTTCGGTTTGAGCATGACGATGGCAAGAAATCTTTTATTCACAGACGACCCGACCCAAATAAACAGGGCGACTACCTATATAACTTAACTGACACCCGTAAGGTTCTTTATCGCCTTCCAGAAATACTGAAAGCGATTGCCGCAAACGAGACCGTATGGCTTGTTGAGGGCGAAAAAGATGCAGACACGATGCTGCAATCGTTTGGCATTCCGGCAACCACGATGACAAATGGCGCGAACAGTTGGCAGGCTGATTACACGGTCACACTTGCAGCGGCAACGGCGGTGTGCATCATTGCGGATAACGATGACCCTGGCAAGAAACACGCAATCGCAGTGCGCGATGAGATTATCGCAGCTGGAGGCCGTGCCACGGTCTATGTATCAAAACACGCAAAAGACATTTCTGACCATGTTGCTATGGGTTATGTCATCGACACAGAAACGATGTTTGAGCTCACATCATATGAAAGCACAGAAGAAAAAAGTGAAGTGGCTCAGAACGAAACTGAATTATCTGATGACGAAAAGGCAGAGATAAGCAATAAACCAGAAGACAAGCTATTAATACAAATTCAAGACATTATGTCCATGGAGCGCTTATCGCTCCAACAAAAGCTAAGCCGAATCTCATTTGCGGCCAACAGCTTTACCACCGCGTCGTTTGAAGACTATGGACGAACTGTCAACTGGCAAGAATTTTTACTAGAAGCAGAGAGCGATGCGTACGAATGGGTAATCCCAGGACTGCTTGAAAAACAAGAGCGTGTCATCGTCGTTGCCGCAGAGGGTGTTGGCAAGACAATGCTTGCTCGTCAGGTAGCAATTGGTTGTGCTGCCGGGCTTCATCCATTTACATTTCAGCCAATGCCACCAATCCGAACGCTGACCATCGACCTTGAGAACCCGGCGCGAATCATTCGGCGCACTTCGCGAACAATAATGGAGAATGCGATTCGTCTATCCCATGCGACAACCGTTGATGCCCACTTGCATATACATCCAGCAGGACTGGACTTGGCTTCATCCAAAGACAGGGGGTTCGTTGAGCAATTGGTCGACAGAATTCGACCAGAATTAATTTGTCTTGGCCCACTGTATAAGGCATATGTAGATAACGGCTCTCTGACCAGTGAAGCTTTGGCCGTTGAGGTCGCCAAGTTCCTTGACCACATACGAGATGTGTATGGCTGTGCATTGTGGTTAGAGCACCATGCGCCGCTTGGCTCATCCAATTCAACCCGTGAGCTACGTCCGTTCGGTTCATCCGTATGGTCGCGGTGGCCGGAGTTCGGTATCTCTATTACGCCAGACCCACTAAATCCTGATGGGTATGTCTATGACGTGAAACATTTTCGTGGTGCCCGTGATAAACGAGCCTGGCCGACAAAGATGAAACGTAGCCTGCGACTGCCGTTTGAAGTTCTAGAATTTATGAAGGAGTTGTGATGGCAAAAGAGAAAAGACCCTTGACGCGAGAGTTTCTTGTAGAAAGGGATTTGCGCATATTCAAGATGAGACAGGCTGGCGTTGCCAGTAATGAAATTGCCCGAAGGTTCGGCATGACCACATCAGCCGTAGGTGTGGCTATTCGCAGGCAGCTCGAGAAGCTAAACAAAGAAGCACTGCTCGCCTACCCGGAAGTACTACGCATGGAGCTTGAAAGACTTGATGCCCTACAGCAATCAGTCTGGCCGCTCACGCAATACAGGAAAGTTAAGAACGACGACGGTACAGAGATACAGATTGAGCCAGACCTAAAGGCTGTTCAAACCATGCTGTCAATTATTGATAGGCGCTCTCGTCTGCTCGGCATGGAGCAAAGCAATATCAATGTCCAGATGGATGTATCCAGCTCAACGCCGATTCGAGCAACGCTTGCTGGTGCTGCCGCAAAAGATATCGCATCGCAGTTCTCACCCGAAGCAGAAGCCCGTAAGCTCCTTGAGCTGATGGGTAATAGCGGAGTACTCACCAAAGAGTATGTTGACAACATTCTTGATGGCAACAAGGAGTTAGGGGCACCCGTAGAAGCCGAAGTGGTCGAGTTAGAATCTGAGGAATGATACATCAGTCAATCAAGAAGTTGGCAATGTCTATCGACGTGTTGGTGCCGTTGGAGAACAACCCGCGTAAAGGTGATGTCGATGCGATTGCAGCTTCGTACGCAGAATTTGGTCAGGTAAAGCCAATCGTCGTCAAGGACAACGATGATGGCACCTTTACGATTGTCGCTGGAAATCATCAAGTTCAAGCAGCAAAGAAGCTTGGCTGGGACAAGATAGCCGCCGTGGTTTTAGACGGTGATAATGCCCGCGCAATCGCATTTGCCCTTGCTGACAACAGAACCATGGAGCTTGGGAACACCGACCAGGGGCAGGTAATCGACATGATTGCCGAGTTGGGCAATCAATATTCTGAATTGCTTGATGAGCTGAAATGGGACGACTTTGAGCAGGCTGCCATGACCGAGTGGCAGAATAAAAACAGTGATGACGACGATGATGACCAGCGAGGGTATATCGCGCCAGTATTACAAAACCCAGTCAATTCGGATAATGTAGATATCGAGGAAGATGACGACGGTGGACAGAAGTTCACCGCAAATGCAAATATAGATGCCGTTGATGCGGCCACCCGTGGCAGCACTGCTGTTGGGGCAAGCACTTCGTCGCAAGCAATTGTGCAATACACGCTTGTCTTTGATACCCCTGAGCAGCAAAAAGACTGGTATCAGTTCATTCGTTATCTGCGGAGTTCACCCGTGTACAGCGGTACGACCACGGCTGAACGTCTGATGGACTTTGTTAAATCGCACGCTGACTATTAACCACTGAGTTGTAGGTTCTAGCCCTACCAAACCAGCAAAACGGGGTTGTTTTTTAATCAAAACGGCTATACAGTGGACACCCTACTAAGTACCTACTACTAAAGAAAGATAAAAACAATGGCACCTGTGGCTTCAAACACGGTATATACGATGCGTTGCAGTGGATGTGGCAAGACACATCACGACACTTGCAAAATTGGATGCACTGCTAGTACGGTCAGAAAAGAAGCGTTTGCTATCGGTTGGTCCAGCGGCAACCAAAAAGTTTTGTGTCCGATGTGCAATGTGCGCGTGTCACAATATCCCGATTTGGTCCCCAGTTGTACGCTTAGTTACGGTGCACAAAATCGTGAGTATGCACTCTTTGACGATTACCAAACATTTTTGCTTACAATACGCAACTATGAAGAGAATTGGCTCAAAGGACATCGTCAACGCGAATTTGAAAATTCTCGCATATGGAAGTACGCGATAAAGCCATCATTGATTATTTTGGGCACCAATTTGTTGCTTTCACCCATTTGGTTCGTCTTCCTTTCTTAATCCGCGGGTAGTGTGCCC